CGGTCAATTGGTTGTTTGAATTCTGTAACTTGTTCTTGGAACATACCCATTGGTATAAACATGTTCATCCGGATGCCCAAGGTGGAACGGTAGGACAACCAAATCCTAACAAAACACAGACAACGGTTCAATGGGCTAAAATCAGGGCATTGAGAGACAATTTACAGGCATGTTTGAGTCGAAGAGTATTCGTAGTCGGTGGTGGATACGCTCCCGGCAGTGACGGTGAAAATTTGAAATAACATGGCATTACTACCAACCATACCATCAGCAGCCCCAACGAAAATTGACGTGACTTCCGGCGCCGGAGTACCCGGAGGATTTAGTGGTGGTAGTAACAAAAAACCTTCGGATGAAGTTTCAAGATTGAATACTTCTATGGCTGCTATTAGCGCAAAAAAAGCAAATGTTGCCGCTGCCATTCAAAACAAACAACCGGGTGTGTCATCTGCTGACTTGGATAAATTACAAGGTATGGAAGCCAAGACCAAGAAGAAGTTAGCGGTAGCATCCAAGGCTCCAGATTTTTCTAAACAGGCCAAACTACCTTCGGCGCCTAAATCACCGGCAGTTCCAGATTTCGCTGCCGCTGGAATACCTTCTGTTCCGGCCGCAGCGACTCCAGATGTATCCGAACCAGTGACCACATCTACAGATACAAGTGGAGCACCGGGAACCGAAGGACCAGTTCCAGAACCACAATTACCACCTACCGCTACGGAGAAAGCGCAAAAAGCGGCGGATTTGGCTGGTGCTATGGCTACTTCGGTGAATACCTCAACCGCCAAGAAAGAGGCTAAACGAGCAAAAAGTTACGCTAAAAAGGCTAAAGAAGAAGACGATAAGGCTAACAAATTTATAGGTATTGCTGAGAAATATGAAGGTGATGCGGACCAGACCACCGACCCTGTGATAAAAGCCAATTTGTTGGCGCAGGCTCAAAAGTATAGGAAACTGGCCGAACCTCATGTAAAGAAGGCTGACGGCTTTGCCCAAAAAGCCTCGGATGCGTCCGATGCGGTCAAAGTTGAGTATGACAAAACACAATCAGAATCGTAAACACACACAAAAAGAAAGATAAACGTATGAATAAAACAGAACAACTCAAACAAGTAATTAGAGCCTTGGTGAAAGAAGAAGTATCTCGCCAAGTGAGTAAGGCTATGGGTCAATTGACTGTCGAACTTCTCAAAGAAGTCACCAAACCAACCAAATCGGAACTTCGTGAGGCGGCTCACGAAACACAGTCAGACCGAGAATTTACCGAGCCACCGTATGTCGAACAAGAAGAGACGGCAGAGGAAGAACAACCACCTAGCCGAGTCGCCGTTATTAAAACCACCAATCCTAAACTTGCTGCGGTATTGGCGGAGACGGCCCGTAATTTTAGACCACTCCAAAAAGTTAATGATGCCGTTGCTGGCCTCGATAGTGAATTTGAGAAAATTGGAGGCAATGAACGTATGACTCTGAAAGATGCCGGTTCCAAAGTTCAGTTCTTGAAAGATTTGGTAGGCGAAAGTGTCTCCCCAGCCGCCACGTCAATCACCGACAACGCCGCCGTACCTGTTGAATTGAAGAAAGTCTTCAAGAAAGATTTCCGAGCATTGATGAGAAAAATGGATGAAGTAAAGAAGACAGGTGGTTCAGGAATGATTCTACCGTCCTAATATATGGTAAACCCAACCACATTGACTCCCATCGGCATAACCCTACCTATTCGGAATGGGAACAGTGGTTTTTTTGACCAATCATTCGACACTCTCACTCAAATCAAACACAACATTATCAATCTTCTTAACACTCGGCAGGGCGAAAGAAGAATGCAACCTACCTTCGGAACTAGACTCTGGAATCTTTTGTTTGAACAAAACACTGATTCTCTGGCAGATATAGCCTCAAATGTCGTAAAAGAAGACATTTCGATGTGGATTCCAAACGTCACAGTTGTTGACGTGGAAGCAAATATATTAAAAAGTGACCAAAGTACGGACAATCGAGATATTTATAGATTACAAATCTCTGTGGTCTTCATGTTGAACATGACCAAACAACAAGATACCGTGACTATCACAGTAGATAATGTGAACATATAATATGGCGAACACGACCCAAAAATCATTTCAACCTCAAAGCAAAGAAGTAAGGTATCTTAATCGAGATTTTTCTTCATTCCGTGAAGGATTGATTCAATTTGCCAAGTATTACTTCCCTAATGCTTACAAAGACTTCAATGACGCCGCTCCCGGCATGATGTTCATTGAAATGGCGGCCTACGTTGGTGACGTTCTTTCTTACTACACTGACTATACGTTCAAAGAGGGTCTGTTGTTCAACACCCAAGAACGTAAGAACATCATTGCCTTGGCTCGATTCTTGGGATACCGACCAAAGCCTGCTCGTGGAGCCACAGGTCAAATCACAGTTCAACAAATTTGCCCATCTACAGTGGTTGACGGAGAATATGTTCCAGATGAGAAATTCCTCTTGAATATCAAACAGAACATGCAAGTATCCAACAATGCCGGAGCATCGTTCTTGACATCAGAACCTATCAATTTTTCCGTAGATAGTATCATCTCTCCACGAACAACTACCGTATTTCAAAGGAATTCAACGGGCGTTCCAACGTTCTTTTTGATTGAAAAAACGGCAAATATCCGTTCGGGTAAACTCGTAACCAAGACATTTACAATTGGAGAGATGCAATCATTCTTGAAATTGTTCCTCGACGAAACCAATGTTCTTGAGATTATTGAGGCTAAAGACTCTGATAATAACAAGTGGTATGAAGTTCCATATTTGGCTCAAGAGACGGTGTTATTTGATGTTCCTAACGATGAAGCATTTGAAGGTTCTCTGGCTCTCTTCAAGGGTGTGGTTCCTTACATCTTGAAATATTTGAAAACCTCAAGACGTTTCACTATCAACATTACCGAGAACAATCAAACCTATTTGGAATTCGGCGCCGGAACAAGTGGTTTCGCTGACGAAATTATCAATTTGAGTTCACAACAAGTTGGTGTCGGTCTTTCCAATCTCAAAAATTTGAATCTGTCATTGGATCCATCCAACTTCTTGAAAAACGATTCTTACGGTCTGGCTCCACAGAATACAATCATAAGCGTAACCTATTCAATTGGTGGTGGATTTGAATCAAACTCCCCATCCAACTCAGTCATTAACATTGACGCTATTGATATTGACAATTCAGTTGATGGTTTGTCTCCCGAGGAAGTCAATCTTCTCAATTCAGTGAAAACTTCTCTGAAAGTCAATAACGAAGATGCCACTGTTGGTGGCAAGGGTCCAGAAGCCGACGAAGAAATTCGTCAGAATGCTATCGCTAGTTTCGCTGCTCAAAGTAGAATCGTGACTCAGACTGATTATCTAGCCCGAGTTTACTCCGTTCCACCTAAATATGGAACTATCGCTAAGGCCCAAGTCATCACCTACAACAGTTTGGATGTCAATCAAAATCAAATTCTGACCGGAACTGTAAGTGCTGACAATGTGGCGACCGTGAATAATAGTAATACTCAGAACTATTTCCGAAAGATTGCTTTCGATCGAAGTAACCCATTTGCCGTCAATCTTTACATCTTATCGTATGACCAGAACAAAAATTTGACGGTTCCTAATGAAGCATTGGTGGCCAATCTTTTGACCTACCTTCGACAATACAGAATGTTGACCGATGGTATTAACATCGTTGATGGCTATGTTATCAATGTAGGCGTTGAATTTGTCATCACAGTATTCAAGGGTTACAACAAGAAGGATGTGTTAAGAAACACTATCGCCACCGTTCAAAACTTTTTCAACATTGATAAATGGGAATTCTCTCAACCAATTAACTTGAGCGCTCTACGATTAGAGATTGCCAAGGTTGAGGGCGTTCAGACAGTGGTAAGTTGTAAAATAAAGAACTTGACTCCATTGACAACGAACGGCGACAATTATTCGCCAGTTGAGTATGACATCGCTGCTGCTACTCAAAACGACATGATTTTTCCATCATTAGACCCATCAATTTTTGAAGTGAAATATCCAGATAAAGACATTAAAGGAACGGTATTGTAATCTATGCATCATTTCATTTATCCTGAGAAAGACTCGTTCATCTCTAGCAAAACCCCAAATGAAAATTATGGGTTGGATGAAATTTTACGTGTAGGAACGGCAAACCTTCCGTCAAAAGTTCAATATCCTACCACTCAATTCAATTACGCTTCCACGTCATCCAATCTGTGTGTAGAAAATTTCTCCGGAACTATCTCCGGCAGCGCTTCCGGTTCGGTCGAAAATGGTTCAGGCAATTTCAGTGTAGTGTATTTTTCTGGCAGTGTGGATGGCTCTGAATTGACCGGCAGTATCACAGGAAGTGGATATAGTGGTAGTGTTTCCGGCAGTGTGAACGGCATCCTTTCAAGTTCATTTAGTGGATTTATCACACACTTCTCTGGCGACATTAACGGTGTGGTGAGTGGTTCATCGACACTCTCCCAATCTCGTTTCGTCACTGAATACAAAAAGTATGTAGATAGAAGCATCATCAAATTCAACATTGATGCCATCGCTGAATCTGTCAACAATAACGAAATTCCGATGCCTAAATTCGTTCTTCACTTGAAGACGGCTCGAGCAGAAAATCTACCAATTGATTACACTATCTATGCTATGGCAGTCAGCCAAAGTTGGGAAATGGGTAATGGATATTATTGGGATGGTGGTTCAGTAAGGGGCGTCAGTTGGAATTATCGAGATTTTCTTTACGGAAAACCTTGGTCTTCGTTGGAAGACACAGGACCATTTGAAGCAGTTGACTTTATCGACTTTCCAGAAAGAGCCACGGCTTCTTTCGCTAGAGGCGGAGGAACATGGTGGACGAGTTCAATCGCTAGCCAAGCCTTTAGTTATGAGGCAAGCGATATAGCGATGGATGTAACATCTATCGTTGAGAAGTGGATTAGTGGAAGTATCCCAAATGAGGGATTTATTTTGGTGACCAGTGATGAGTTAGTATCTTCTGGTTCCGAAATGAGACTTCACTTCTTCAGCAAAGATACAAACACAATTTACACACCATATCTCGACGCGGGTTGGAGTGATTTCACTCAAGTCACCGGCAGCGAATATACGTCCAGTGTGACGATTACGACCGTTTCCGCTGGATTAGTTGGAACCGTTCATAATGGAACCATCACTGGAACGACCCCTCACGGGTCGATTACGGGTGTAACCAACATCATTTACACAAGCATTGACAATGTAGCGGGTGCCGTCAATTTGCTCGGTCTGAATGGAACCATTAGTCAGTCGGCAATCTATGGCAACGTGACTGGTTCTATTAGTCAGTCGGCAGACACCCTCAGAACCAGTTCTATTTTGATGGTAGATTTGCTTGATGGTTATTTCAGTGGCAGTGTTGTCACGGCAAGTTTGGATGGAGTAACCATCTCTTCGGGCCAATTATCTGGCTCTTGGAATCAGTCTCAACTCGAAGGTAATACGTTAAGCGCTAGTTATCCATTCTCTACATTCCCAACGGTATTCGCTATCATGGATGGTTCATTTATTGCCGGAACCGTGATGGGAACGTATTCGACCAGCAATCCTACGTCAAGTGGAACTTTTGATGGTGTCATTACCGATGGATTACAAGTGGGTTCTCAAGTCACTCTTCCTTTCAGTGGAAGTGTATTGACAGCATCCTACTCATACACCAGCAGTGTTATTATATCATCCCAAAGTTTAGCCCCTGTTGAGTTTAACAGACCATTTGTTACAGTGATTCAGAATTTACCGTCCGTGGTAAAATCAAACAACATCATAAGGGTGAATGTGTTTGCCCGTGAGGAATTCCCATTGAAGAATTTCAATCGAAAGACACAATTTACTCAATTCCTCACATCTCAATATTTGCCTACAGCATCTTACTATGCTATAAAAGATAACGAAACCGAAGAAATTGTCTTGGATTTCGATAATTATACACAGATAAGTTGCGATGAACAAGGTAATTACTTCCTACTTGACACATCTGGATTGCCACAAGAACGGTATTTCAAAGTGTTAGTCAAGACGGAACAGAGTGGAAGTATCTATACCTTTGACAGGAATGATATTTTCAAGATTGTGAGATAATATGGCGTTTGACCAAGAAATTAATAACTTTGTAATATACGGAACATTCA